GTGACGCGGATGGGTTTGTTGTTGAACTTCCAAACCAAGACGGGAATGTCGTCCCCGGCGGCCGTACAAACCTGCTCCCACCACGCTTTTTGGAACCACCAACCATCCTTGTAGGCCTTGCACTCGATCGCATAGCCGGGAATAGTGATGTCACATAGGTTTTTCGCTTGATATTGATCAAGGTTACGCTTGCAACGGACATCGATGCCCTGCGCCTCAAAGAAAACATTGAGTCGTTTTACGATATCCCGCTCAAATGCGGCACCCTTGTTACGTGAATCAGCCATTTCGCGATAGTATCCTATCTGGGAAAAAATTCTAGGCCATAGGGGTCCCTTGGTCTTTTGCAGAATCGACCCCCACCCCCACAACCAGAGCGCTACCCCTCCAATCATAGCGCTGGGGGTGAGGGGTCCCTTTTATCCATCAAATAAAATTAAGTTTTGAATGTACCAAACTCAGCTATAGCTATACGCCATCGGCCGCGCGCGATTCAGGGGGGTGCGGGGGTCCCCCCTAACGCGATCTGAAGGCCGTTTTCCGACCCCATAGAGACCCATTGACCCGTCCCGTTGCGTCTCGTACAGGCCAATACAGGCCGTTTTAGGCGTAGCGTGACCCCCGTGAACACACAAATGCGCGGCAGGGGTCACAGAAACGGCCCAATAATCGGCAAAATCGATGGTCAGGCGGGTTTTTTGGGGTTTTTCCGGGATTTTGGCGGGGCGTAGAGAGAGAGCCTCTCTACGCGGTTTTACACACCGTTAAGCACGGTATCGACTGTCAGTGGTCTTTGTCTGAGAAATTATTTTCCGTACCCAATAGTTCGTTGAGCCTAGACTTGATGTCGTCCTTGCTCATGCTGTCGATGTTGGCGTTAATGTTAAGGTTCTGAGTACGCTGGACCGTTAGGCCACCGAGCTGGTTCAGCTCCTTCACAGCACTCACAGCCGCGTTGTAGTGGCCGCTGTCGAACGCTGTCTCGGCGATGTTCCACAGCATCGACCCAGTCTTCTCAGGCGTGATGGCGAACTTCTCTCTCAGCTCCTCCTGCTTCAACCTGATCGCCTTCGTGACGTGGGGATGCGTCTTGCCATCCATCATCTTAGTGGCACTCGCCGCAGGGAATGAGAACCCGGAGCGTCGAGCCGCTTCCGTCTGTCCACACGAGCCCTCCGTGTAGAACCACACGAACGCCGCTTGCATTTCGGTCAAGCCAAGCTCTGGGTCTGCCTCGAACTGCGCTGGCGTGTTGACCAGCGGCTTCAGCTTCTTCCGGGGTCGGCCCGGTCCTCTCTTCTCATCACTCACGATCTACTTCCTTCGGTGAACCAGTCCACAGCGAGTCGCCATACGTTTCGTAGTTACGCAACCATCGCCTCAACGTACTCACATGGACGTGTGCTTCATGTGCCGCTTGGCCCATCGACTTACCGCTGTCGATCATCTTCTGGGCCTTCTTCACTCGCCTCTTGTCCATGATTTTCAATCCATGCGACAGGGTACAGTAGAGGGTAGGGTACGTGTTTCCTATATACCCCTAAATATACCTTAAGAATAATACTATTCTTAAATATAAAACTACACTTAATAGAGTAGATATACCCTACCCTGCCCTGTCACTATCTCCTTTAATATCAAGCACTTAACCCTAAGCAAAACAGGGTACAGTGTACATCTACCCTCCAAAACAGCCCTTTTTCGGCACTCAGTAAATTTACAATCGTAAAATCGCACCAGTTTAAGAATTGCCCTTTTTGCCCCTAAAACAGCCTTAGATGTACCCTGTTCAGGGCATACCCTACCCTGTCTTACCCTCATACATCCCACTTCGGGGGCGGCACTGAGCCCCCATCTTCGATGATAGGCTCGTAGTCAATGTCGTATATCTTGCGCCCATTACTCTTGCGCGGGACACATCCATTCGCCGCCAACACTCGTGCCGCTTCTTTGAAGTCAGCCACCCTCGGCGACCTCACGCCAAGGTCTCGCAACAGCTCCGTCATCTGCACCGGGCGCACCATCGTCGATGTGAACTTGACCCGCTGAAGGATCAGGTCTTCGACCACCGACTGCGTCCTCGACAGCTCATTACTCTCTTGCAGTAGTGCTCGCTCTTCACTGGTCAGGAACCAGCCTTCGCCTGTATCAAAGAAGCGCGCCTTCACCTCAGCCCACACCTGTTGCATATCGATCTTGTGCCGGTAGTTGATGCCCTGCACTCGCACAACCCAGAACCTTCGGTTGCCGGTGGGATCAGTCAGGAACTCATTCTCATTCACCGACCCGTAAAAAATTGTGCGCCGACGATAGCGCGAGAACCCGCGATCATAGGGCAGACGTAGCTCGTCATGGCTTCTGGTGATGAAAGCCTTGAGTTGGTCTAGGTCAGCCTTCTTAAAGGTTGAGCCAAGCTCTCCGAGCTCACATATCCAATGGCTTACACACTGCTTGACGCTGTCTTTGTCGCCGGGGTTCAGTGTTGCGCCTTCGAGTAGCCAGTCCTTCTGCGGTGCCAGCGTTTTCATCCACTGGGTCTTACCTAGCGCCTGCCTACCCACAAAGACGAGAATACCCTCACTGGATACACCCTCGTCCCCACAGGCCGCCGCAACGCATGAGGTGAGCCACTTGGTCATGAGAATCTCTTTCAGCTCGTTATCCTCGGCGTCTACCGTGTCGAGCAGGAGTTGAAGCCTCGATGTTCCATCCCATGGCCGCGACTCGATCCACTCCGCCACAGGATTGCTCTCCCGAGCTAACAGCTTCAAATTGAAGCGTACTCGATCGTGCGGCACCATAAGTTGAATGCACCGATCTTCGATCTCAGTGATGGCGGCATCCTCTTCGAGGTCCGCAATGAATGTCATGTCAGGTATATGCACGTTCATGCGCTTCTTAATCACATCGTAAGCCACGTCAATGTCATTGACCTTCAGCACACCCTCGTGATTAGCCTTCGTGTGCATCATCCGGCCGCGATCAGTCTTCTCAAACTCAAACGACTGGGGTACAGCGACCTCTTGTAGCCTCGGGATCAGCTCACCCTCGACTGCTTGCGCTACATCGTTGTAGTCACCGATCTGCTCAGGCATAAGCACTTCCGCCCGTCCGCCTGCCTGCTTTATGGCCTGCGCGGCCGCAATAGCCTTCTGCTCGCCCGTTTTACTCTCGTCGAAGTCCGCGATAAAGACGTGCTTTGCGTCTGGATAGACAGCGAATACTGCCTCCGCGACTGGCTGTAGGTTGCCAGCGTCGAAGGACACCATGACAGGTTGCTGGTGGTGTGCGTAGTAACTGGCGGCCGTTGCGTATCCCTCGGCGTAGTTGATTACCGTAGCTTCGGCCAGAAAGTCGGTGCCAATGCAAAAGAAGCCGCCCTTCTTCTTGCCGCCACGCAGGAAGCGCTTCTCTCCGGCTTCGTTAATGAACTGGAGCGTCTGCACCGCACCGTTGCTGTTAAACAGCGGGATCAATAGCGCGTCTTTGTACTGCCGCAATCCATGCGAGGGCACACCTTTGGTTTCGAGGTACGGATGAATGTCACACTCCGCCGCCCGGTCCCACATGGTCTGCGCCTTCTTCGCAACGACACTCTGCTCGACTTCCTGCGCCAAGCGCGCCTGTTCCTTGGCCCTCTCGATCTCTTCCTTCTGCACCTTGGTCAGCTTCGGTATGTCGCCACCCTCAGCCTTCCAAGTACCCAGTGGACCAATGTCATAACGCTCTGCATGGCCATAAGGCCGGTCCTGATCAAACCATACCTGATACCATGCGTTATTCTTTCGGCGCCCATCTACAACCGTGTAGGCGCGCCCTATCTCGCCTCCAACCACTAACCCTTTCTTTGGATCTGGCTCTACGCCGAGTGCACCTAACCAGTCGATGAATTCCCGATGTAGATCGTTGGAGAGAGGTCTACTAAAATTTTTTGAACCGCCTTTTATCTTCATTGCCATATTGAGCCCCTCCCAGAGATGTGTATACTAGTGCAAGTTTGTACAAACCATCAAGGAGAACTTATATGCCAATGAAACTTTCTGTAGGAGGGGGCGGAGACACTGAGTACGAAGTGCCGCCAGTAGGAGAACATAAAGCCATCTGTTACCGCGTAATAGACGGTGGAAGTGCTGAGGAGGATTTTCAGGGCGAAGTAAACGTCAGACATAAAATCTTTCTCTTTTGGGAATTGACCGAGTGCACAATGCAAGACGGCCGCCGTATGTCAGTCATGGGCAACTACACTGCATCGCTCAACGAAAAGTCGAAACTCTATCAACACGTCACGTCATGGATCAATCGATCCTTCACAGACGAGGAGAAGCAGGGCTTCGATCCGACGACACTTGTGGGTAAAGGATGCAAGCTGTCGATCGAGCATACCAAAACTGGGCGCGCTAAAGTGGCGAATGTCCATGCTTTCGTAAATGCGTTCGATGAAAATGAACAGTTGCGTCCATTACCGACCGAGAACGACCAAGTGATCTTCGATCTCGAAGACTACTGCAAGGAGTTTTCGGGCGAGAGCTGTGAAGCCAGTAAGCGCGCGTGTGATATTTTCGAGGATTTGCCTGCTTTCATCCGCTACCGCATTGCCGGTTGTGACGAGGTCGGCAAGGAACCGCAAGCACCATGCTTTGAGATGCAAGCCGCTTTGAAGCGTGGCGCAGACTCACCGATCGCGGCAGGGACGCCTGTCGTCGACGTCGCAACTGACGACATGGACCCGTTTGCGGAAGAAAATAATCCGGTGCCATTCTAATGAGTGACCTACCCACAGCCGAAGAGATGGAGGTGGCCAAGAAGATGCACGACTCCGTGCTTTCCCCGAAGCATTACACGCAAGGGGACATCGAGTGTATCGATGCCATGGAGTCATGCTTGGGCCCTCGGAAGTTCGAGGGCTTTCTTCACGGTCAAATTTTCAAGTATCAATGGCGGTATGAGGACAAGGGTGGCGTGGAAGATCTGCGCAAGATGTCCTTCTACAAAGACAAGCTTATCCGCCATCTGGTCAACCACAAGGAACCCAAATGAAAGAGTTCAAGGTCGGTGTTTACGAGGACATGAGCTATGAAGAGTACGCTGAGATCCCTGCATGGCGATCTCACGATCTCACCACACTCATTAAGTGTCCCTATCAATGGCGTAACAAGCGCGATATATCCGAGTCGCCTGCACTGCTTGAGGGCCGCGTACAGCACACCGTGTTCGGTGAGCTTCACAAGTTTGACGACGAGTTTGCTATCGAACCGATCGTCGATCGACGTACAAAGGCTGGGAAAGAGGAGTATGCCGACTGGCTGGAGGGTGTGGGCGACCGCACTCCCATCAAGCAGGACTTATACGACGTCTGCATGGAGCGCCGCGAGGTGCTGAAAGACTTTGTACCTAAGCCAGAGCACAAGGTGGAGCTGGTGATGTGCTGGGAGTGGCACGGTGAGCCATGTAAAGGGCGAATGGACTGGTACACCGGGACAGACGTCTGGGATCTCAAGACCTGCCGGGACGCTTCGCCTCGGGGCTTCCGGTCAGCGATCAATACCTTTCGGTATTATCAGCAGGCCGCGTACTACTTGAACGGTGCTCGCTCTGCTGGCTTACGTGCCGACAAGTTCTACTTCTTGGCTATCGAGAAGCAGTATCCCTACCCCTACGGCGTTTACACGCTCAGCGATGAAGCCATCGCCTTTGGTGATGCACGTAACGAGCAAGCCATCGACATAGCGCACAAGTGCTTTGAGTCGGAGAGCTGGGCGCCGTACAACAACACTGGGGTGACTGAGTTCAATGTTGACGAATTATGGTGATGATCAGTTAAATCTTTTTGCAGACTCTGCACCATCCGTACCGAGTTCGCCCAAAGAGTTTGCTGTCATGCCTATCGCAAAGGCGGTGGCGGCGTCTTTGTATGCGGCGCATCATTATCTAGGGGACAAAGATTTTCTTTGCCAGTACAGCTTCGGCGCGGCTTATCAGGGAAGAATTTTGGCGTGTATAACCTTTGCTATTCCTAACGCCAGAGTGATTAACGGGATTTATGCTGAAGACGAGCAGAAAGGTGTTTTAGAAATTAGCCGATTGGTTGCCCACCCTGATTGCCCCCGCAACACCTGCTCTTGGCTCATAGCTCAGAGCATAAGGCGGTTGCGTGAAAAGTACCCGCTTCGCATCATCATCACTTACGCCGACACAGCACAAGGCCATACCGGCGCCATCTACAAAGCATCAAACTTTACCTATGTAGGCTTGACCGCACCAAAAACCGATTTCGTGCATCCCGATGGAAAGATAAAAAAAATGAAGGGTGTCAGGTATTCTGAAATGGAGGGCGAGTGGGTTCCGCGATCGAGAAAACATTTGTTTGTAAAAAGATATGAGTAAATTACGGGCATTGATGACTGAGGAACAACGGGCTCAGGAAGACGAGTGGGCCGCGCAGATCAAGCTGTGCGCCGCTCGTCAGGCTTGGAGAAAGCAACGTGAGTTC